TGAATACGATGAAATCCACAGGTTTGTATTCGATATCGAGACCACAGGTCTTGACCCCAAAACAAGTAAGATATTCTTGATAGGGATGAAAGACAATCGTGGTTTTCTAAAATTATTATCAGCACAAAATGAAGATGAAGAACGACAAATGATTGTCGACTTCTTTAAGACTATTGATGAGTTAAAACCATCTTTGATTGGGGGGTACAACTCGGCATTCTTTGACTTCCCGTTTATTTTGAAACGTGCAGAAATTTTGAAATTAAACATCAAAAAAATATCAAAGACCTTACATCCTGATTACACACTGAAACAAAAAGATGGTATCCTAAAGTTAGCAAACGAAATGGAACCATACGTTCAGACTCAGATGTGGGGATATAACATTGTGGATATTGCTCACGCAGTTCGTAGAGCACAGGCAATTAACTCAGACATTAAGAGTTGGTCTTTGAAGTACATCACCAAATTTATTGAAGCGGAAAAACCAAATCGTGTTTATGTTGAAGGTGATAAGATTGGTAAAATCTATTTTGATAACCTTGAATATTGGATGAACAAAGAAAACGGAGCATATAAAAAAGTTGGGTTTGATTCAAAAATAGATGAGGTCTGTAAAAGAAGGGACGATGTTTATAAATTAGTTACAGGTTCAAAAATTATTGAGGACTACTTGGACGATGACCTTTATGAAACGATGGTGGTTGATGAGCAGTTTAACCAAGCAAACTTCTTGTTGTCTAAACTTGTACCAACAACATATGAAAGACTTTCAACAATGGGAACCGCAACGTTATGGAAAATGATTATGTCCGCTTGGTCATATAAACATAACTTAGCATTGCCAAGAAAATTAGAAAAAAGAAAGTTTACGGGAGGTCTTTCTCGTTTGGTTCAGGTTGGGTATTCTAAAAACGTATTGAAGCTTGACTACTCCTCACTATACCCATCTATTCAGTTGGTTCACGATGTGTTTCCCGCTTGTGATGTAACAGGAGCGATGAAGAGTATGTTAAAGTATTTCCGTGATACACGTATTAAATACAAGAACTTAGCTAGTGAATATAAGTCTATTGACCCGAAACTTGCAATTTCTTATGACCGTAAACAATTACCAATTAAAATCTTTATCAACGCATTCTTTGGTTCATTATCAGCACCACAAGTATTTCCGTGGGGAGATATCGATATGGGCGAACAGATTACTTGTACGGGTAGACAATACCTAAGACAAATGATTATGTTCTTTATGAAAAGAGGTTATGTTCCACTTGTAATGGATACGGATGGTGTAAACTTTGAAACCCCACAAGATAGAGAAGAGTATAAGTATATTGGAAAGGGGTTGAACGGATTGGTTAAAGAAGGAAAGGAATATATTGGAGCAGAAGCGGATGTTGCCGAATATAATGATTTATTTTTAAGAGGTGAAATGGGATTAGATATTGATGGTGTTTGGCCCTCAACTATAAACGTGGCTCGTAAAAACTACGCACTTCTTACAGACAAGGGTAAAGTAAAACTTACAGGTAATACAATTAAATCTAAAAAACTTCAAACGTATGTTGCTGAGTTTTTGGATACAGGTCTTCGAATGTTATTAGATGGTAAGGGTGGTGAGTTCTTGGACTTCTACTACGAATATGTAGACAAACTATATAACAGACAAATTCCTTTGGCTAAAATTGCAAACAAAGCTCGTGTTAAACAATCAATAGATGATTATAAAGTTCACATTACTAAAACCACAAAGGCTGGTAATATGATGTCCCGTCAAGCACATATGGAACTTTTGATTAAAGAAGGTAAGAACCCTGGACTTGGTGATACTATCTATTATGTTAATAATGGTGAGAAAAAATCTCATGGAGATGTTCAAAAGAAAAAAGACGAATTAGTTTTGAATTGTTATTTGATTGATGAACGTGATATAGAAATGAATCCAGATTTATTGGGTGAGTATAATGTACCAAGATATTTAGCCGCATTTAACAAAAGAATTGAACCATTACTTGTTGTTTATAAACCTGAAATTAGAGAGGACATTTTAATTGAGGACCCAAAAGATAGACCGATATTTACGAAGTCTCAAACTGAATTAGTACGTGGTTATCCTATGAAAGAGGCTCACCAAGATACATTAGAAGAAGTATTAACATTATCAGATACAGAATTAACGTTTTGGAAAAACGTAGGTATAGACCCATATTATATGTATTTGGATGGAACCGTAGAGTTAGTAGACACGGAATGGGTTGAAAATAACAGAAATCTAATGGAACAGTACGTCAAACAGCAAAAGAAAGTAGATGCTGATGAGTATTATGAATTTGATGTTGACGGTGATTTGATGGCTCTTAGTTTCGACTAAGAGTCCTTCAATCCATCAGAAGATAAAATATACCAATAATCACCTATTTTTCGATACTCAACACAAGCACCTTTATCTAATTCAATAACATCAAATTCTTCATCAATTAAAGAATCCGCACTAACATTTACAACCGTAAGTGCTTTTATTACTACATGGTCTGTCGTTTTAGAATCTAAGAATAAATCACAAACATCCACATCTTTTATTACAATTGCAGATTCTCCGTTTGTTGAATAGGTTTTATTTGTTACTACCGCAACATCTGAAGTCACAATTTCGTGACCATTAATAATTCTTTTTGATGGTATTGACCTAAAAACTGACATAAAAAATTAAATTACGTTATATGGACTTTGGAATGCCCTGAACTTTAATAATTTGTTTAAGTTCTCTGCTTGTAAAGCCTTTTGTTCCATCATTTTTTCAGGACGTAATCTTTCTAAACGTGCTTTTAATTCTTCCCATAACATTGTTTTCTCATCTTTAGCCTCAGTAGATAAGGATGTATAGTCCATAGTTAATTCGGAATCAGGAGTTTTAAGATTACCACTAAACTTACCTCTTACTCTTGCTAAAGTTTCTTTACAGTATGCCGTAAACCATCTTCTAACCCAAATTTGTGCGGGTGAATTTAATTTATCCCATCTTAATCTTTCTAATGGAATATCAGAAGGTAGTCTAACCACATCGGGATTATTTGCCAAACAATCTTCTCTATCGAATGTATCATAATACCAATACCAAACTCGATATTGTTGGAAATTAATATTACCAAAATCGAATTTACCACCGGGTACATTATATAAATGAATTGCCTTTTTACCTTCAGGTAATGCAGTAACTCTATAGGTAAGTTCGCCGGTTATGATTCTTCTTTTAATATTGATGTCTGACATTCTTAAAAGAATATCAAATGCTGGTGTGATGAAATAGTTACCGGTAGTTCCTAATTGTGAAAATCCGGCACCACCACCTAAACCTATACCACCAAATCCACCAAAACCTCCCATGAATGGGTCAAAGTATGCCGCATCTAATTCACTTCTTGAAAACCATAAAAGTTCATTAAGTTCTCTACCTGCAGGTATTTCGTAAATTTGTTGACCTGGAACTAAATCTATATAATCTTTTTTTAATACCCAATCACCACCAGCTTGTAGACCAACAATTTTAGAGTATGCGTAAGTGTATTGAGTTTCCCAATCCATACTTCTCGTTGATAAGGCTCTCGTAATGGATTGTTCATCTAAGTTAAGACCATAAACTGAAGTCCACTGAGACTCAATTAACCAATCTTGTACATGTTGTTCATAATCTTCGATAGATAATTCTAAAAGAGAATCCAACATTTCGTCTTCAAGTTCCACTGAACGTAAAGGTGCACCCAAAAGATTACGTATTCTTTTGTAAAGTTTACTTCTTTCTGGTTCGTTGATAATAACTGTAGTTGACATAGATTTTTTTATATAAATATCCTACCAAAATAAATCTAAACAGACTTCTTTTTAATTTGTGTTGTATATTGGTCGTTTACAAATCCCCAATTCACAACTTTCCAAAAGTTTTTAATGTATTCGTCTCGTTTATTTTTATATTTTAAGTAGTACGCATGTTCCCATAAATCCAAACCAAGTAATGGGTAACCATTTTCTTTTTCGGTATTCATTAAAGGGTTATCTTGATTAGATGTTGTAACAATTTTTAATTTATTATTTTTTGTTAAAATCAACCAAGCCCACCCTGAACCAAATTTAGTTTTTGCTTCTTCACTAAACTTCTCTTTAAATTTTTCAAATGAACCAAAATCTTTTTTTATTTTAGAAAGTATCGGGTCAGAAACTTCTTGTTTTTTTGGTGACAACATTTTCCAAAATAAAGCGTGGTTAAAAGCCCCACCACCATTATTTTTAACAACATTATTAAATTTTGAAATCTTTTCTATTATTTCCTCAAGGTCTAAATCCTTACCTTTAATTTTTTCTAATTCAACATTAAGTTTTTCAACATAACCCTTGTAGTGTTTATTGTAGTGGGTATTCATTGTTTCACCGTCAATAAATTTTTCTAAAGAGTTATAGTCATATGGAAGTTTATCAACACTTACTTTTTTTATTTCGGTAATTAATAATTCTTTTTTTGAAGATTCTATTTCTAATAGTGTTTCAATTTTTTCAATTTGCTCTGAAAAAGATTTATAGATAACTTTTTCCATATCCTTATTATTTTTTTCAAACTTTTTGATTTCTTGGGATGCTTGTGAACTTGCCTCATCCTCGTTTTTTCCACCGATATTTTTTCCTTTTTTTCTTTTCAAAACGGTTCGTTGGTATTCGTGTGACCACTCGTGAGCCAATGTTCTTAAGACATCGCGATTTAACCTATCTTTTACTAAAATTTTAAGTTTGTTTTTATCAGTTCTCGAACCTGTAGTCATTTCGCCGGTTCTTTTATTTTGGAATACAATATCCAAATTATCCTCTAACGGGTAATTTTTTTTAAGTTGTGAAATAAAATCATTGATTAAAACTTTATCCTCTTTACTTGGCTCAATTCCAATATATTCAACATTTACGTCCATGATATATAAATATCATCGGTTTTTAGAAATCATATTTAACATTTCTTCAATTATCGATGCCTCGTCAAATGTATCGTCACCCATAACCGTTGATATAATTTTTTTCTTTCTATTTAATATGTCGTAAATCGCACCTTCGATACTATTTTCAAATAGGGGGTAATATACTGATGTTGAATTTTTTTGACCGATACGATGAGACCTGTCTTCTGCTTGTGAATGTTCTGCAGGTACAAAAGATAAATCATTCATTATTACCGCTTCGGCCGAGGTTAAAGTAATACCAACACCTGCAGCCTTTAAGTTTCCAACAAATACTTTGATTTTATCATTTGTTTGAAACTCATCAACAGCATTTTGTCTGTGGAACTTAGAACAACTACCATCCAAATAAACTGCTGACTTACCAAAGTGGTTATAGATTTGATTTAGTGTGTCGGTAAAGTTTGTAAATATAATAACCTTTTTACCTTGTTCTACGATGTTTTCAGCTAACTCGATTGTGTTATTAATTTTTTCTTGGGCAATAACTTTCCTTACTTTCATCAATTTTGAAAACTGAATTGTAAGTGATGAAGACTCTTCAGGGTTTTGGTCATACCAATTGAAATACTCACCCATTAATTCTTCGTAATCTTTTGATTTGAGTCTTAAATAAACAGGTGTAATAATTTTTTCAGGTAAATCTAAAACGTCTTCTTTTAATCTTCTTAGAATGTGTGTTGAGGTTCTTTCTCTTAATTCTTCAAGATTAGATGCCCCTGTAACATTCCATACTTTTCTTTTCCCAACACTAAATTGGAATCCGTTACAATATCTTTTAGCGTAAGCCATCCAATTCATAGCTACGGGACTATCAACAAGGTTTAATAAATTATAATAATTCATAGGTCGTGATGTCATAGGCGTTCCTGATAACAACCAAACTCTATTTGATTTACTAGCGATGTCGTTGGCAATTTTAGTTCTTTGGGCTTGTGGATTAGAAATCATATGGGCTTCATCCATGATTACCAAATCAAAATTAATCTTCATTATTTCTGATTTTTCTTTGTCTTTGGTATCGTGGAAATTTTTTAAGATGTCATAATTTACAATAACAAAATCATGTTCATCTGAAAATTTTTTACCTTCTGCAATATATACGGTCCTATCTGAATAATTTGCTATTTCTCTTTGCCAGTTTATTTTCAAAGATGCAGGACACACGATTAAAACTTTCTTAGCGCCTGTTTCTAAAGCTGCGATTATGGTTGAGGTTGTTTTACCAAGACCCATGTCATCTGCCAAGATAAACTTTTTGTTTCTTACAAGTTTTTCGATTGCTTCTTTTTGATGTTCCATAGGTGGTCTATGGGTGTATTTGTTGTAATCAATTGAAATGTTTTTAACTTCATTATCTTTTATTAATGCCGATTTTGGCATCCAAAAATCATGTAAAGTTTCACCTGAAAAGATTTTACCCCAAATATGATAAGCTTTATCTTTTTCCACTAACAACTTCTCAACATAAATTTCTGAAGGTTCCTTGGTGTACATCTTATCTTCCATCAGTTTTTTACCAAAATATGTATCTAATTTGACCCATTTTTTTGCAACTTTTGGTTGTATTATGTGATAATTATTGATGTAATCGGCTTGAGGTCTTGTAGGTACAAAAGACTTACTATTTTGTTTTTTGTGTTTTAAATTAAGGATATAATTATTTGACCCTTCATAATCGTCTAAAATTAAAAGGGCTTTTGATTCGGGTGTTTTTGGCACAAAATCTTCCATAATATAATAAAATATAAGAAACAACCATAAAAAATCAATTAAAGTATTTATAGGTATGGCGGATAGTAGAGTTCCAATAACAAGATTGAATAAGTTTTTTGCCGAAGAAGATTTCAATTTAGAAATTTCTATGGGTGATGAATGGCTTGGGGGTGATATGAATTTCACTCTTGTTTTATATCGTGTTGATAGACAAAGAACTGTGAATGATGATGTTTATGGTGAAACTTTAGAAGATGGGATACAATTTTTACCACCTGTTGAATTCAAGGGGTATGTACAGATTGAGGCACCTTCTAATGTTGATTATGGTGCGTCTAGGTTAACTCAGTCCGAACCGGGTAATTTAAAGGTTGGCGTTTACCAAAAACAATTAGAGGAGTTGGGTATCGATATAAACTATGGGGATTATATCGGATACTATGAAACTGAAACAAGAGTTAGATATTATAGTGTGGTTGATGACGGTCGTGTATTTTCAGATAATAAACACACGTATGGCGGTTATAAACCATTTTACCGTTCTATTAAGGCTGCACCTGTTACTGATAATGAATTTAGAGGATTATAATAATGGCATTACCAAGTAAATTAAAAAAACATTTACCATTAATACCTGAAAAGGTTGGTCGTGAAAGAAGACAAGAAATGTTGGATGATATAACCAACCAAGGAACTTTTTTACCAAAAGGTGTTTTACATGCCGACTTAGATTTAGGGATGTTAGATTTTGTAAAAGAACAACTAAAATTAGTGGTGACTGAAAAACCTGTACCTACTGTAGATAAAATTATAACGACTCAGAACTGGTCTCAATTCACAGAGACATGGAACTTCCAAGATTTAGATAAGAATATTTCACTACCATTTATCGCAACAGTAAGAACCCCCGAGGTTAAGTATGGAACTTTTCAAGGAGGTGCAGCTAATATTCCTAACAGAAGACAATTCTTTTATTATACCGTTCCAACTTGGGATGGTCAAAGAAAGGGTGCGGATGTTTATACAATACCTCAACCAATACCTGTTGACATCACATATAATGTAAAATTATTCTGTAATAGAATGCGTGAACTTAATGAGTTTAATAAAATTGTTATGCAAACGTTTACATCAAAACAGGCATACACCCAAATTAAAGGTCACTACATCCCAATTATTATGGAGGGGGTTGCGGATGAATCAGTAAAAGAAATAGAAAAAAGAAAATATTATATTGCTAACTATACTTTTATAATGAAAGGTCTTCTAATTGATGAGGCAGAATTCAAGGTATCACCTGCAGTCACTAGACAAGTTTCTTTATTTGAAACTGAGACAAGAAATACGTCAAGAAGAGTTAAATTAGAACCATCAAGACCCGACAACTTTGATTTAGATTTATTATTTGTCGCAGGTAATAACCAATTATCTGAAGTTTTTAGATATACCGTTGACTTGAAAGTGACCGAATTAGAAAACGTGAGTTCTTATGATGTGTTTATTAATTCAAATTATGTAGGAACTGATTTAACCACAATTCAAATTAATGACGGAGATACATTTTTAATTACTGTAACAAAGGCAAACTTATTAGCTGAAAGTAAAATTAAAACAGTATCTTATTTAGTTTGATTATTCACCATAGATATCTTTAGTTTCTTTACAATTTTCCATAATTAACTTTTCCAAAAACTTGTAAATTTTTAATCCGTTTTTATCACAGTATTTTTTTAACTGATTGTGTATTTCTGCATCAATTTTTAGGTTTTTTATTTTCTTAACGGGTTTTTTCATGGTAGGTAGAAAAAAGGCAGAATTTATTCTTACTCCCTAATAAATATTATAAGAATGTAAAGTTTTTTGTTATTTGACGATGTATTTATATATAAAAAATAAATTTAAAATACTTTTATTAACATGGCATCATCAAATAAGGTTTTTGTTTCTCCTGGTGTATATACATCGGAAAGAGACTTAACGTTTGTGGCTCAAAGCGTGGGGGTAACCACTTTAGGAGTTGTAGGTGAAACACTGCAAGGTCCAGCATTTGAACCAATCTTTATAACAAATTTTGACGAGTTCCAAACTTATTTTGGAGGAACAAGTCCTGAAAAATTTGTTAATACACAAATACCAAAATACGAATTGGCTTATATTTCTAAATCTTACCTATCACAATCTAATCAACTATTTGTAACAAGAGTTTTAGGTTTATCAGGATATGATGCTGGTCCGTCATGGTCTATTGTGACAATTGGTAATGTTGACCCTTCTACTGTACGAGTTACAGGTACTACAGGACCTGTTATTGTAAGATTTACAGGTACAACAGGAGGAACGGTAACATATACATCGGTACCATCATCAATTAACATAGGTGGTAATTTTTATAACCCATACACTGAATTTAATGGTGCTACCTCTTCAATAGCTGAAGATTTAACAACTTATTTAACAAATCAAATGTATTTGTTCGCTACAAGCTCATTACTTTCTGGAAGTACCGCAATTTTTTGGGGTTCATCAAGCGCATCTACTTTAACAAGTACTACGGGTATTACTTCATTGAATACAATTACAGGCTCTACCGAAATTTTTGGGGTTCCAAATGTAAACCAAGCATATACTAATTTTTCAGCAACAACTAACGACCCATGGTATTATGGATTATTTAATTACTACCAAGGTGCTAACGATGTAAATACGTATTTTGGGCAAAGTATGGGTGCCGCACTTTCAGGTATTTCTACAACACCAACAACAGGTGTTTATTCAGGGTCCGTAGCATTCTTTACAACATCTTATTCAGGCGCACCATACTCAACTTATGATGATATGGTTGTTGCAACATTAAGGTCAAGAGGTATTTCAACATATACTTCAACTAACTCAGGACCTTTCTATCAAGTTACAGGGACTACGGATGTAAATATGATTTGTACAGGGTCATACTCAGCAGTAACTAAAAATCCATACTCAACATTCCAAATTTCAGGTGTTACTTATGATGGAGATAACTTTAACTTTGAAACATCAATGTTAAGTACAAACAAAAACTATTTACGAAATGTGTTTGGAGCATCTAACTTTGGTAAAGCAAGAACTGAAGTTCCTTTATTTGTTGAGGAAACTTATTCTGCTCTTTTACAAACAGGATACAGAGCGGGTAAAATTAGAGGTTTATATTGTGACTTAGTTGAATTGCCAGGTGCAAGGTCAGGTAATGCTGATAGTATCGGTTTCTACTTAGAACAATACCAAACACCTGAGACACCTTTCTTAGTTTCTGAACTTCGTGGTAATAAAGTTTTCAAGCTATTTAAGTTTGTTCTCATCTCTGATGGTAACTCTGCTAACACATATGTGAAATTATCTATTGGTAATATTTCATTTAATAATGGAACATTCGATGTATTTGTAAGAGATTATTTTGACAATGACCAAAATGTTAGAGTATTAGAAAGTTTTACAAATTGTTCATTGGACCCAACTAATAATAACTACGTAGCAAATAAAATTGGTACATCAAACGGTGAATACCAAGTAAAATCTAAATATGTAATGTTAGAGATGAGTGATGAAGCTCCGATTGACGCATTACCTTGTGGTTTTGAAGGTTATATAATGAGAGAATATTCAAACGCAACACCACCATTTGTTCCTTACAAAACTAAATACTATTCAGCGGGTGAAACAATTTACAATCCACCTTTTGGTTCAACAAATGGAGGTGATAACCCTGTTATTTCAAGTGGGGAAAATCCAAGAAGAGCTTACTTAGGTATTTCTAATATTAGTGGTTTTGATTACGATTTCTTCCAATATAAAGGAAAACAATTACCAAACAGTTTGGCTACAGACACTACGGGACCAGCTTGGGGTTACTTAACTAAAGGGTTCCACATGGATAGTGGAGCAACAGTTGTGACTATTGCTAACTCATATGCAACTTCTGGTCAATCAGCATTTGAAGTTGGTGTTGGGTCATTTAATTCTGAACCAGTTGATACTGATAATCCTTATTACAGATTAAACACACGTAAGTATACAGTAATGGCTTACGGAGGTTTTGATGGTTGGGACATTTATAGAGAATCAAGAACTAACACTGATACATTCGCATTAGGTCAAACAGGATTTAAATATGGGGCAGCAAGTTCAGTAACATACCCTACAGCATCAGGATGGGGAGCATTCAAACAAATTTCAGGACCTAACCAAGAAACTTGGGCGAATACTGACTACTACGCTTACAAATGGGGACAATCAACATTTGCAAACCCTGAATCTACAAACATAAACGTGTTTGCAACACCAGGTATTGATTATGTTAATAACTCAAACTTAGTGGAAGATTCAATAGATATGATTGAAACAGATAGAGCGGATTCAATCTACATTACTACAACTCCTGACTTCAATATGTTCTTACCATCTTACCAAGATGTAACGGAAGGTTTGATTTACCCTCAGGAGGCGGTAGATAATTTAGAGAACACAGGTATCGACTCTAACTATACTGCAACATATTACCCTTGGATTTTAACAAGAGATACTGTTAATAACACTCAAATCTATATTCCTGCAACTTCTGAGGTTGTAAGAAACTTAGCATTGACTGATAACATCGCATTCCCTTGGTTCGCTTCAGCGGGTTATACAAGAGGTTTAGTAAACGCAATTAGAGCAAGACGTAAGTTAACACAAGACGATAGAGATACTTTATATAAAGGTAGAATCAATCCAATTGCAACTTTCTCTGACGTAGGTACTGTAATTTGGGGTAACAAAACTCTTCAAATCAGAGAATCTGCACTTGACAGAATCAACGTAAGAAGATTGTTACTACAAGCTCGTAAATTGATTTCAGCAGTAGCCGTAAGATTATTGTTCGAACAAAACGATAACAAAGTAAGACAAGACTTCTTGGATTCAGTTAACCCAATCTTAGACCAAATTAGAAGAGATAGAGGTTTGATTGACTTTAGAGTTCAAGTATCTAACACACCTGAAGATTTAGATTCAAATACATTAACAGGTAAAATCTTCTTGAAACCAACAAGAGCGTTAGAATACATCGACATCGAGTTTGTCATCACACCAACAGGAGCGTCTTTCGACGATATCTAAAAAAATAAAATGAGTGGGGGGTAGAAATATCCCCCATAAATTATTTAATACATAAAACTATGAAAATAGAAAAAAAATTAATCAAAGAATCTTTAGGTTATAAAACTGAAGGTAAAAAAACGTTTTCAGAAAAAAAACAAAATATTGTAATTACTGAAGCACAATTAGAAAGACTTTTAGAAAAACTTAAAAAATAATGAATATCAATAAGTACGTAAGAGAATTTGTAAAAAACAAACTTAACGAAGGTTTTACGGAAGAAGGTAATCCTGATACAAAGTATTATGCTTTTGATTGGGATGATAATATAATGTTTATGCCTACGTCAATTATTGTTTTAAGTGAAAACGACGAAGAAGTTCCGATGTCTACAGAAGACTTTGCAGAACACAGACACCAAATCGGTAAAGAACCATTTAGTTATAAAGGTACTACTGTTGTGGATTTTGCACCAGACCCATTTAGAAATTTTGGAGTTAAAGGTGATAAGAGATTCGTATTAGATGCTATGGTGGCATCTGTTGGTCCATCTTGGAATGATTTTGTTGAGTGTATCAATGGTGGGTCTATATTTGCAATCATCACAGCAAGAGGACACAACCCAAATACATTAAAAGAAGGTGTTTATAATTTAATAATGTCTAATAAGAATGGTCTTAATAGTAGAACACTAGCAGAAAACCTTTATAGATATAGAAATATCGGTAATGAAGTGACCGGTGAAAAAAAGGCAAAAGCTTTGACACCAAAGGAATTACGTGAGTATTTGGACCTTTGTAGATTTTATCCCGTGTCTTTCGGTGAGGGGTCTGCGACTAATCCTGAAGAAGGGAAAATCAAAGCAATGAGAGAGTTTATTTCTTATTGTAAAGATATGGCTCAAGAAATAGGTGAAAAAGCATTCTTCAAAAATGATGTAGAAAACAATGAAATACTTCCTATTATTGGTTTTTCTGATGATGACCCTAGAAATATAGATAAGATGAAAGAATTTTTAGATGATGAAGATACTGAAAAACTAGTAAAAACTTATTTAACTAAAGGAGGAGAAAAAAAGGAAATCTAGAAATACTTATAATGCAACGATAATTTTTAAAAATAACAAAGTAAATAGAAAAAAATTTAGTTGGATATATTTATAATAAAATAAAAGAAACAAAAAAATAGATAGACATGGCTGATTTGTTAATGAAAATGCCCTTTCAATATGAACCTAAAAGAAAAAATAGGTTTATTATAACGTTCCCCTCTTCTTTGGGGATTAACTCTTGGTATGTTGAAAGTTCTTCAAGACCAAAGGTGGAGATTAATCCAGTTGCAATCCCGTTTTTGAACACTGAAACTTATGTTGCTGGTAATTTTAAGTGGGGTACAATAGACGTTACATTCCGTGACCCGATTGGTCCTTCAGCATCACAAGCTCTTATGGAATGGGTTCGTTTACACGCTGAATCAGTTACAGGTCGTATGGGTTATGCTGCAGGTTACAAGAAAGACGTAGACCTTGAAATGTTAGACCCAACAGGTGTGGCAGTTGAAAAATGGATTTTACAAGGATGTTTTTTAACAAATGTTGACTTCGACACGTTAGGATATAGTGAAGATGGTTTGATTACTGTAAAAGCTACATTAAGACCTGATAGATGTATCTTGGTATACTAAAAACAAAATAAAATATTATTCAATCCCATCTATTTTAGGTGGGATTTTTTATTTACATAAACTAGAGTCAAGTTATTTTTAAAGAAAAAAATTATGGACCAAAGTGCACAATACGGACAAATGGATTTCAACCTTCCACATGATATGGTAAAATTACCGAGTGGTGGAGATTTCTATAGACAGAAAAAAGAATCATTAAAAGTTGGATATTTAACGGCGATGGATGAAAATTTAATCATGTCTCAAAATACCGCAAAAGAAGGACTTATATATAGTCTTTTAAAAAATAAAATTTACGAACCAGGATTTGATGTAGGTCAAATGTTAGATTGTGATGTAAGAGCTGTTTTATTATTTTTGAGAAACACCGCCTTTGGTTCTGATTACACGTATTCTTTAACTGACCCGGTTACAAAAACAAGATTTGAAGCAACAATTAATTTTGATGAAATTAATTATATTAAATCCAAACATTCAAAAAACGAAAACGGAAACTTCGAATTTGTACTTCCAAAGTCACAAAAAAAAGTTGAAATTAAACTTTTATCTTTGAATGACACTAAAGAGTTAGATAATTTAGAAGGCCAATACCCGTCTGGAATGGTTGCACCTGTAATAACTAGAAAAATAGAAAAACACATTGTCTCTTTAGAAGGTGACTCAAGTAGAGAAAAAATTTCCAAATTCATTCAACAAATGCCAATTATTGATTCTAAAAGTTTACGAAAATATGTATTGGAATGTGAACCACAGTTAGATGTTAAAAGACAAGTAACAGCCCCGTCAGGAGAAAAGGTAAGCGTTGAGTTGACCTTTGGGGTTGAATTTTTTCGGCCTTTCTTTGAGTTATAAAAAATTCTTAATGGATGAAATATTTTATTTGGTTAAATATGGAAACTTCTCATATTTGGATGTTATAAACATGCCTGTTTATGAAAGAAAATATTTTATTGATAAAGTTATAGAAACTTTTCAAAAATAATAAAAAACATATTTATACTATAAAAGACTATGTTATTTTTTGGACCCGAAGGAAACACAACATCAGCTGGAGATTATTCTACCGGAAAAGATTTAGCAAACCAATTAAAAACTTTATCTGAAAGTATACAGAATTTTGTTGGGCCAAATATGAAAATGGTTTTCAAGAACCTTTCACAAGAAATGGTTTCAATAGAAAACACGTCTAAAAGTCTACAAAAAAATATGGGAGGTGTTGCATTCAACACCCAAAATTTTACACAACAACTTTATGAGGCATATAAAGCAAATATAGGAATTGGTGCTACCTTCAAGGATAGTGCTGATATTTTACAGGGTATGTCTGGTGAGATGGGTAGAATGGTAGGTACAAGTAATTTGACACTATCAAATATGATAACTTTTTCTAAAGCTGCTGGTATGTCATCTGAATCCGTGGGTAAGATGGTTGCAGAAATGATACGATACGGGGGTTCACAATCTGAAGCTTTAGAGGAAATGAGTAAAATGAGAGAACAAGCCATGAAGTTAGGGCTGAACGCAAATAAATTCATTACAGATATAAATGCAAATTTAAAAAAATTAAGTGGATTTGGATTCAAAGACGGAGTAAAAGGTTTGACTAATATGGTAAAACAAGCTCAATTACTTAGAAGTTCTATTGAAAATATCGGGGCAGCATCTTTACAAAGTAAAATATTAGACCCTGAAGGGGCAATTGAAGCGGCGGCAGGATTCCAAATGTTAGGAGGTGCTGTAGGTAAATTAGGAGACCCATTTCAATTACTTTATATGGCTCAAAGTGATATGGCGGGGTTACAAGATGAGTTAGTAAAATCAACTAAAGCTGCTTATTCATTCAATAAGAGTACTGGTCAATTTGAAGCATCAACACAGGACCTCTATAGGTTAAGAGAACAGGCAAGTATCACTGGTGCTGACTTTGAAAAAATGGCGGAGGCAGGTAGAGAAGCTGCCAAATTAGATTTCATACAAAATGCAGTTGATTTAAGTAATGTATCCGATGAAAGTAAGGGACTAATAGCTAGCCTATCTACTATACAGAAAGGAACTGGTAAAGTTGAAGTGAATATACCTGGTTTTGATTCACAAAATCAAACTTTAGATGAGATATTGAATGATGCCGGAAAAAAGGCGGAAATGGACAAAGCACTTGCCGAATATCAAGAAAAAATGGCACTTACTGAAAAACAACTAGCTGTAGACCAACTTACCATTGCTCAAAATCAGGCGATTGACGTTAGAACAATTAAAGAATCAATTCTAACGAATATGACACCTGAACAAAGAAAGTCATTAGAAAATACAATTAAAGACTCATCAGATAAGATGGGTGATGTTGCAGTGAAAGCAGCGGACAAAGGGGCTTCTGCTGGAATTTCAGCAGCAAAACAATTGGGAGCTGCGTATGGGGACAAAGATAAAATTATGAGGGAGGAAACTGCTGGAGAAAAAAGATTACGAGAGGAGCAGGAAGCAAAACAAAATGAAATTGATGACAAAATAGTAACTAAACAAGGTTCAGATATGTTATTCAAACCTGGAGATGCTCCACAGTTATTAGCAAAAGATACTTTATATAAAGGAATTGTTGGTGATGAGGTTGCGATTGGAACTAATTTAACTGATGCTCTTAATAAAGGTGGTGGTTTAGGTGGTAAAATAGACATCAACATTAATCTAAACGGTAGTATTGGTGGAGACCCTGGACAAATAAATAAAATGTTCAATTCTCCTGAAGTTCAAAAACAAATCATGGATACGGTCCTTTATAAACTTAATGAATATAAAAGACAACAAGGTGTATTATCCTAAAAAAATCTAAAACAATCTATTTATCATAAAAAGACTGAATGGAGAGTCCACTATCATTTAATTCGAGCGAAAATTTTAGAAAAAAACTATTGGTGAGAAACCTTCCACCATACAAAGTAGATAGTGCTTTTTCGAATGACGGTAAACCAGGTTCTTCTGAATTTAATATTAATGACCTAACTCCCATCGATTCACCAAGTGTTGAACAAATAGGTAACCAACAAGAACAAATTCTTTTACCTATAAATCAGTACGGACCACAAACAAGTACTGGAGAATATGGAGACATTGTTCCAATTAATATTAATTTAAATTATAAATCAAATGAAGGTGAATATGGATATCCTGACACAATAGAAAGTGATTTAGAAATTATTGGTAATAATACTGAAAAACAAATTATAATAAAAAATGTTTATAGACCTGAAAATGGTTTATCAGACTTCGGTTCAACGGCTTGGTACATTAATAATGATAAAGTTATTAATACTGTTGGTGAAGGTGAATATACGGTACAAGATACGATTGGTAGTAATTTAGAAACTACCGCAAATGCTGACCGACCTATTCTTATTACAAATAATCAATACGGACCAGAGAACCCTTCTAATGTTGAAGTTTCGATTAATAATAATTTACAAACTAATGCGAACGAAGGTGAGTACGGATTTCCTGATACGGTAGATAGTCCATTAGAAATAAAAGGAGAAACGGATAGACCTGCATTAATAGCCATAAATCAATATGGTCCTGAAAATTTACCAACAACCGAAGTATCAATCAATAATAACTTACAAACCAACTCAAATGAAGGTGAGTATGGGTTTCCTGACACTGTAGATAGTGAACTACAAATTGTAGGTGAAGATGTTAGAAAACCTAATTTCTTACAAAATCAATGGGGACCTGAACAAGGACAAAGTGAAACTGAGGTTGAACCTTATAGAAAATTAAAAAGTTTAACAATACCACAAGGTAATTATGATGTTACTGATGCTGATGGTTCTGTTTTAGAACTTGTTGGTGGAATTAAAGAAACTGAGGCATACCTATCAAACAGATATGCTACTGGTGATGGTGAATATGACCCGACAGATTTCAAAACCCTTCAACAAGAGGCGTTACAGTTACCATATGCTAATTCAGATAATACATTTATATTTTTACCATCTACCTACACACCATATAGTATATTATTAAATGATGACCCATCGGGTTCTGATGGTAGTTTATCACAAGACTCTGACTTAGCAAATATTGGTGCAAAACAATTAAATAAGGAATTCAAACATAGAGTTGCTTTAGAATTGTTCCAACAAACTTTGGGACAAGTAAATATATTCAATTCTAATGTTAATCCTGATACTGGAGAAATATCTGCTCAACCAAATACTGACCCTTTTGATGTTATTGGTTTATTAACAGGTAATATTCCTATTGTATCGAGAGTTTATAATATTACAACTCCTGATTTTCTATTTGGTCAAGGTATTAACTTTGCGGCTAAATTAGGTGGTCTTTATTCACCCTATTCTTATATTCCTGGTGAGTATTTTGATTATCCTGAACGAATAGGTAATGGACCTTTTGAAAACCCATTATCATTAATAGGTGGTGCATTGGGTTCCTTATTTAGTGCTCTACAACCCGCAAATCAATCTTCATCTGAATTATTTGTTGAATTTACATCAGTACCAACACGTAAATTACTTTACGACCAATTAAAATACAATCAGTACAGACCTGATTATAAAATAGGTAATAATTTACTTGCACCTAAAGGTGTGTTCTATCTTGGTGATAGAAAAAATCATTTGACAGAATTAATGTCACCTGCGCCTGAACTACCATATGCAAAAGATGGTAAAACCTCTGCGATGGGACCAGTTCTTTCTTACTCTAATATGGGTAAGTTATATGAAGGAGAACAATTAAATGAAACACAATTTGGTTTAAATAGTAGAAACTTATACAGTGCAGGTGCCAATAAAGATGGTGTTAAATGGATTGGCGCTGGTATCTTCGGTGGTGTAACTTGGATTGGTAGTAAGAGTCCAAAAGAGGATAACAAACCACTACAAGGTAAATTACAAGGTAGAGGCGGAGAACAATTCGAAGATAATAGTGAATTCACTTTTGGTAACTTAGTAGGATTCGATTCAACTAAATCCACAAATTTAGATTTTACACCAGGTTCTTTATTGGATGTAACACAAAAACTTGTAGACGCAGGTCAACGAAGTTCACAACCTTTAGAACATGTTGGAACCGCTATTAACCAAGTATCAAAGGTATTCAATGACGGATATCAAGAATTAACAAAAGGTTCAAGAGTTATAAGATATACAACCCAAAACTCTAAACCTGATAGTAGTGCTACACCGACAGGTCTTGAATATTGTAGAGTATTCACAAAAGACAGACCATATTATACTTATGATGAGCTACAAAAAACAGATGGTAATATAAGAGGTTATACTAATTCAGTATTAGACAACACGTACAATTTGAATATTGCACCAATTGATGGGTATAGTATAAAAGATGGTAAAGTAAAAAAATACATGCTATCTCTCGAAAACTTGGCGTGGAGAACATCAAATAAGAAGGGTTATACTTATGATGATTTACCTGCATGTGAAAAGGGACCAAATGGTGGTAGAATTATGTGGTTTCCACCATATGATTTAAGTTTTGATGAAAGTGTTAGTACACAATGGACTGACAACAATTTTTTAGGTAGAACTGAACCGATTTATACTTACACTAACACATCAAGAAAGGGTAACGTTTCTTTTAAAATTATTGTTGACCACCCATCAATTCTTAATGTTTTAGTCGATAAAGAATTAGAAAATGTTGGAAACAACGGAGAAATAACACAAATTATTGATTCATTTTTTGCGGGATGTACTAAGTACGATTTATGGGACTTAGTTAGTAAATTCCCAATGTTTACACCCAATGACATTTTCGAAACTCAAATATTAACAACTGAAGATATTGTCACAGTAGTAGAAGAAAATAGTTATTCTATTCCTGAACAAGAAATTGATATTGATACTGAAATTGAACCTACACCTACACCATCACCATGTGTTGTGTTAAAATACCAAATTGGAGTTACTACTGATTTAACATATACAGGTTGTTCAGGAGATGTAATTACACTAACAGGTTTAGCTCCAAACGCGAGCGGAGAAATATGTGCAATAAGAAGTGATGCTTATAATTATTCAACACCTGACCCTACAAATACTATAACACCAACAGGACAAAATTGTGTTCAAACAACACCTGGACCAACTCCAGGACCAACACCTACACCAACACCTACGGCAACCGAACCACCATTAAACATTCAATTTCCGGATATTGGTTTTTATTTTGATAACAACTTTCCTGATGGAACTGGAAATAGATTCGGTACCACAGTTACTCAAGATTTTGAACATTGGTACGATTTATATATTGGTTCAAAAAACAATTATTTAAATGATGGAAAACCTGATAAATATAGCGCAGCTTTAAATAAAATATTTTCATACGGAGATAGTACTAAAGCAGATAAAACTAGTTTCATTTTAGGACTTGATGAAGGTAATGTAACTAAAATAGAATATCTAAGGAATTATGTTGATACAAGAAAAGAGGAAATAGGTAATTTTTTCGATTATATAACTAAGGAATTCAACGAAGCTAAAAGCTTCATACCAAAACTAGGTAAAATATTAGATGATGGGGGGACCGTTGAATTTGATTTAGAGGCGAGTGCATCAGCTGTAACCGACCCCGAATATAATCTAAATTTATCTAAAAGAAGAAATGATGCGGTTTTGAAGTGGATATTAAAACAAAAGTCACCAAACCAAACAACTTTACAAAATTATAACCAACAAGGTAAATTGAAAATTAATCAGACATCTGTCGGAGAAAGTCCAACACTGATAGACCCACCATATAAATTTGTTGAATGTTCTAAAGGTTTTGAATCATCGAAAAAAGAAGGTGTTGTGTCAATAAACGCAATGGCTTGTCGTAGAACTAAAATTAGTAATATCAAACCTATAATAAATCAATCACAAAATGAAAACCAAACACAAAATTCGACAGTTCCATTAACTAATGGTGGTGACTCGTCACAAACCGGTCAAGAATTATCAGGTCAAGATTTCTTAGTGATAGCACCAAATCCACAACCTGGAACTGATGGAGGTGTAGCGCAACCAAATGACACAACTAACCCTTTTGTTGCTCAAGACCCAATTTCACAACCTTATACAAATACACCAAATACGAGACAACAAGACGTACAAACACAAACACTACAAAAAAGAAAAGATTTAACAAAAAGATTAGCAAGAAAACTTTTAACTGAATGTAATTATTTTGAATATATCAAACAAAATGAACCGATGGTTTATGATGGTATTAAATCAAAAATAAAATACTTCCAACCTGCATTCCATTCAATAACACCAGAAGGACTCAATGCAAGATTAGTGTTCTTACAACAATGTATGAGGCCCGGTGATACGATACCTACAGTATCTCTGTCAGATAGTGGTCAACAAACATTATTATTTAATGATGCAACGAACAGTGCTTTTGGTGCACCTCCAGTTTGTATTTTAAGAATAGGTGATTTTTTCCATACAAAAATTGTTATTGACCAAATAACTTTTAAATATGATGATGGTAGATTTGATTTAAATCCTGAAGGTATTGGAGTTCAACCAATGATTGCAACTGTGAATGTATCATTCAATTTTATAGGTGCTCATGGTTTGGCAGGTCCTGTTGCTCAATTACAAAATGCATTATCATTTAACTATTATGCTAATACTGAAATGTATGACGAAAGAGCCGAATCAACAGAACAACTTAATTTAGAAGTTTATGATGCTCAAATACTTTCACAAGTAAAAGATGACTTAAATGTTGTCAATACGGAAGCACCAAGACCGGTAGTTAATGATGGAGGGGTTACAATTGGAACGATAATAACTAATACAATTGATTTAAACACATCCATTACTTCAGGTACTATCAAGTATAAAGATGTAATGAGTGGGTTGGCGAATTTAACAAAAGAATATACCGAAAAAACACTTTCTACTTTAGAAAAAATAAATGAAAATTATTTGATTGGTGGACTACAGGTGTTCACAAAAGACAGAAAATATATTGAAGGAAACTTTAATTATTTAAGTGGAAATATAACAAATACTGCAAACATATTTGGGTACTCTTATGACGTTCAAACTAAAATTGAAAGTATTGCAACTAAAGCGAAGGAAGATGTTGATAATGGAGATGTGTGTCCACTTCTTTCAGGATTGGCAAATCAAAATTTATCAAATGCTCAAGTAAGAAAAGTTAAAAAAGAATTAAAAAATCAAATAGACGCTAAAAAAGAACAAATGTTGAATGATTTAGAAAATTATGCAAATGAAATTAATAATATACAATACCCATTAATAAGTTCAATTGACAAAATAAATTATGTTTCAGATGCTCATGATGGGTTTATAAAGAAAAATAATTCAGTAGTTATTTATAATCTTTCAGGAACAACACAGATAACACAACCAACCCTATCTGGTGTGAACAATACATTACAAGAACTTGTTCAAGATTCTTATTTGGTTAAAAATAACATAAATGATTTTTATCAAAAGTTACAAGATTTCAGTTTAATACCAACAGGTGAGGATGTATACAGAGACGATTTTACTCAAAATACTTATATATCCAATCAAAACTTTTTACCACAAGAAACTGTATTCTTTATTTTATTTGGTAAAGACATAATAGATGATTCTGATAAGTTTGCAATAGATTTGATAGATAAAGCAATACCAAATTTAAATCAAGATGATGAAATTGCTTGGTTAAAATTCTTAGATGAAAATCTAAATCAACCAAATACAGGACTTAGAGATTCATACAAAGCTTCTAAAACTGTTGTCGATAAAAAAATTGCAGATTTCAGAACAACGTATTTTAATTCTACATTTACAAATTATAAACCTTATAATTTAGATAAAGAAAGAATAATGTGGTATGAATCCCAAGTAACAGCACAAGCACCTTATACAGATAATTTATCTGCAATTTACTCGTCAACAAATGCGACGTGGGACAAATTTAATTTACAAAAAAGTTTTCAATAATGGATTACTACAATAGATATAAAGATTTTTTGATTAACGGACAACAAACTGTTGTTCCGTTTTTATCTATACCTGGTAGAGTTACAGACCAGCAATATTTGTATAGACAAGGAAGAAGTAGATTAGATAAAATAAGTTTTGAAAAATATGGAACACCATATTTTGGTTGGTTGATATTGGCTGCAAATTCCTTATATGGTGGACTTGAACAAAACATACCCGATGGTACAATATTAATTATTCCTTTTCCATTAACTGCGGCATTACAAGATTATAAAGCCGCTTTAGATACTCACATATTCTATTATGGCCGTTAGATTAAAACAAAATAAAAAAATCTTTATTGAGACCGATTATGATAACATTGTTGTTGTTAACCCCAACGAAGTTTTTTCTCCCGACGGTACAAAACAAGAACGCCTTGTTGACCATGAAGATTTAGTTTATTATGCCAATTTAGAAACATTTATAATCCCAAGAACTAAGTTAGCTATTGGTGATAATTTTGACTCACCAGTTATTAATACAACAAGTATTGCAACAATGTTTGCGGGTGACGACGCGTTGAAAATTAATTTCATGAAACCAAAAGGTAAGACACAATTTGATACAAGTTGGTCAGACCAATTGACGGGAGAAGGTACAAGAACTTTCAACGGAGCTAATCAATCAAGTGAAAGAGTTGTGAACTTTGAAGGTAGACAATCTTTTAAACGTTCCGTTTCCAACCCTGAAGATACACAATTATTAGGTATAAAAGAAATAAGAGTTAATATAAAGGGAACGGGTGTCCCTGAAGTAAATATACAATTAGTCGACATACAAGGAAGGTCTTTATTTGAACAAGGGGAAAATTCATTATATTCTGCATTTTTTAATTTTCCTTATCCGTTGTTTTATTTGACATTAAAAGGTTATTATGGTAAAGCTGTCAAATATAGATTATCATTAATGTCGTTCAATGCAAGTTTTGACGCAGACACAGGTAATTATAATATTTCACTCAAACTAATTGGTAAATTCACTGCGCTTCTTTTTGATACGCCTTTATCTTACGCGGTAAACGCACCAAAAATGTACAATACCCAAATTACAGTAACACAAGAGAGTGATGGTAAAAGGAATACAAAGAATGTCTTTAACACTTATAAGGGTAGACAAAAACTTGAAGAGGTTTATAAAACCTATATGAGAAAAGGATTATTACCCGATAACTTCCCGATGCTATCAATAGAGGATTTTGTTTATAGAGTTGAAAACTTTGAAGCAACATTAAAAAAAAATTTAGAAACACAAGCAGATTTTACTAAATTAAATGATTTGAAGTTGTTTGCAGACACTTTAATTAATTTAAGAAAAAAAGTTTATGATTATTCTATTAATAATTTTCTTGATAGAACAAGTTTTTATGTTGTCGGTGAAGAAATATATTATCCCTTCAAAAAAGAAGTTTCGTTACAATCAAGAGAAGATTACAAAACATTTATAGACAAAAATATAATTGATTACACAAAACAATTAAAAGACAATGCAACTTTTGGTGAAAAGGGTGAAACAAAAGACCAAATTAGTATATTAACTAAAAATAAAAAAGACATAATTAAAAAATTAGATTTTAACGCTTGGCAAAACAATAGAGCGGATGTCTTAAATACATACTTATCAAGATATAGTAGAAATTTAGAAGCAGAAAATCCTGATGAATATAAAAATTTTATTCAAAAAGAAGCTGAAAATGCTCAACTTACAACACAAGTAAGAGATGAAAAAGGTCAAATTATAAATGACACACCCGATTATTTTGTTTTTGGGAACAAAATTGTTGCTGACGGCATATACGTGAAAAATTCTTATTTAGATAAGATTGACGAAATGCAAAAAAGTTTAGAGTCAAAACAAAAAGTTATTGAGGACACGTTAACAAAATATTATTCAAATTTACAATTAAAAAACCCAAGTGAAGGTGGGTTAGGATTCAAACCAACAATAAGAAACATTTTCGCAATAATAATTGCAGGTGCAGATGCCTTTTATAGGTTGATGGAAGATAACCATGAAGAAGCATGGAATGTAAGAACTGATAAGGACAGGTTATTGGCGGTAATACCAGCAGAAAAAAACTTTTCAGTTGATGCTGTGAAAAGTATACAAAAGTCAAGTACGGAATTAAATGATGATAATGTTGTATATCCTTGGCCTTTATATTTTACATTAGAAAAACAAGAAAATGGTAGTGATTTATATACAATACAATATCCAGGTGACGCAAAATACATAAGACAAACAAAGGCTTATGATTACAGAGTTTGGCCTGAAGTTGGTTTTGTTGAGGCATACATAAAGGCTTCATTAGAAAAAGAAAAACCAACTTCTAATTACACATATGACAACATAACAGACGTAACTAAATATGTTTCTTGTAACGCTTTAGAGTTCCCATTCAAAACAGCACCATATCAAGATTTGAATGCTATTAAAACATTTTATGAAATATTTGAAAGAAGTTATATTAGTTCTCACTATGGAAACTTACCACTCGATTTATCACAAAAAAAACAGATAGATAAATTTTATGGTGATATTGAAAGTTCTAATATAGGTTTAGTCGCCCCCGAGGATATTACAATCAATCAAAATTTGAAGAATTTAAAATTCAATTCATTAAACAAATTGATTGATTATATGAAAACAATATCAAATAATGGTAAAGGACAAAGTTGGCAAACGTACATACGAGATATATTCAACACAGAATATATTAAAAACTTACTACAAAACGTTAATGAAATTTATTCAATTGACACATTATCAGATAGGTCTGTGAAAGTTTCTGCTGAATTGCCGTTGGCTACCAATATTAAAGAATTTTTAGAGGATAGTGGGACATCCAAAAAAAATACGTTAGATACGTATCCATTTACTGATTTAACATGGTTACAAGAAAACATGGCTAACGGAAGTAATATTGGTGCGTTTGAAGATTATAATAATACTACAAGAAGTTACATTTATTTAGATGATAAAAAAACTATCGCCAGAATTAATGAAACTGAAAAATACCCTAATTTAAAATTATTCACAAATAACACGGTATTTCAAAGTAATACACAAGCATATTTAACACAAGTAGGGTCAACTGAAAGAATTAATTCAAGACTATCTCTTAAAAACTTTTTTGAAACAAGACAAGATAAAGATTTATATTTAACTGAATCATATATTAACTATGGAACAAGTTATAGTGGAAATATCGGAACTTTTATTCAAACAACATCATTATTAAACACACCATATTTTGTTAATGCTCTCATCGATGGAGTAACAAAACAAAAAAATAATCAAGAAAACTCATTTGTAGGTTTAGGTTATTTGTATTTGAACTCATTACCACTGATAACAACCAAAGAAAAAATAAAAGACATAACAGATAATGTATTAACAGATTTAGATTATTTAGCAGCAACATTTAATAAATTTTCAGCAATACATCAAGTACCTTATGCTTGGGTATTAAAGTACGGTTCAATATGGCATAGATATAAAAAATACATAGAAGATAATGTAGATATATTAGACGATTGTTGGAAAAATTTTGATTTTAATGTTGCTTATGCACCAACAACAGGTGATAGTACAACCACATACACAATATTAGACTATAGTGGTAATCCTCAAAATATCACACTACAAGGGGCTCAATTTTACCAAAATCCACAAAACTCGTTCATATTAAGAAATACGTTCGATGTTGGGTTTTACCCCAAAGTTGTAAATTCATTAGAATATTATTTGAATGAAGAAGATTTATTAACGGGTTATACAACAACTGATTTTGCGGATGTATATAATAAAGGTTTAAAAATTGGTTTCAATAGTGAGTCCACCACAATGTATGGTACAGGATTTGACCCAAATAATGGATTCAGAGAGTTCTCAAAGAAAAACTATTTTACATATAGATTAATTGAAAACACGGCGGTTCAGTCGCAACCAGACACTATAAGACTATACCCTTCAATGGGAGGTATACCGTTCGACCAATCAATTTTTGAATGTTTCAATCAAACGAATAAAATTACCGAAGAAATATATAACAACTTCTCAGTTTTCAACGGAACTGTTAGGTCATTATGGGGTATTTCTAATTTTGGATATTATAACAACGATTTAATTAAAAAACCATTACCGACCGAATATCTTAAAGTTATTAAAAATAATGCACCACTTCAAAATGATTTTAATATTGTTAGTAATGATTTAACTTACTCAAAAATAGACGAAATATTCAATTTGTTTGATGTTGATTTATTGGATAAAATGGAAGAAAAGTTTTTAACTTTCTGTAATTTTAAACCATTAGCGAGTGAATTAAAATTGAATGAGGAAAATATTACACCTAATTATATAGACACTAACGGTTTAACAAATTCAGACGTTAAATTATTACGATATCAGATTAAAAACATTTTTGATTTTGATAGTAGTTTATTTAATAGTGTGAATCAAAACGAAGATGGAATAGAATTAGGAAAATTACAAATTTCAAATTTATATACATCATTAAATAAATTTTTAAATTTTGATTGCGTATTAAAAATTGCAAACCCAACAAACTTTGATAGAAAATTATTTGATTCATTTAGTACTATTTCAAACTTACAAGTACAAGACAAGTATAAATTTGAACCTTATGTGAAAGGTACGTTACCCGGTGACGGAACAGCAACTACTTTATTACAAAGTATAACTCAAAACCCTTCTGCTTGGGATGCGTTCAGAAAATATTTAGGATATACCACAATACCTGGGTTAGAGTTTCAAACACAAGTACAACCGGTGTTACCATCCGTACCTATCGCACAAAATAATCCACCTACACCATATACACCACCCGTTGCGGGGCAAAATTATAGAACGTTCCAAGATTTATGTAGTGGTACGTATTTTAATATAATTGACCCAAATGATAACACAAGCACAACATCATTTAATTACTATAATAATGACGTATGGTTCTTAGAGGTTGTTGATAACACATCACAAACAAAAAAATTCTGTGCAAGAAAGGTACCTGATAGTGCGACAACAACCACATATAATTTGGAGAATGATGACAATTACCCACAGACAAATGCTGTAGGAACAACACCGGCAAGTTACTGTATGTCATTTTATCAAACACAATTAAATTGCCAACAATCACCTTTATTAGACCCTATACAATTACAGTTTATTGGGGTTTCGTCAACAATATTACCTGACGTACCCGGTGATGGTGATTATATTAACATTGAAAAAACAGACGGTACATACCAGGTGTTTAGAATTATAGGTGACCCTAATTTTGATGCTAATAAGATTGAAAATATAAGATTTTATCCACCGGGGACTGACCCAATAAACCCACCAATCGGTACTAGTATATATCGTGAAGGGTTTGGGGGTATTGACACAAACTACGCGAGAGTATATAGAGTTGATAATAATGTAGGTGGTAATTATGTTATGACGGTAGAATACACCCCTAATTCCCCAAATGAAATCATATTATCTGCGAATGTTTCAACCCTACCTGGTTTACAAAACACAATACCACAACAAACAACAGTACCCCAACAGGCACAACCATTACAAAATACACAAAAATCTTTCTTAACTGATTTCTTCATTGATAATTCAATCGCATTTAATGAACAAAATATTATTACTTTATATCCATTAGTGAGACTTTATGGTGAACAAAAAAGACTTGACCCTACATATGACAAAACTAAATTCACGACATATATAAATAATTTTTTAGAGAATAGAAGAAGTTTACAGGATAAAATGGTTACAGAAACTTTTGCCAATCTGAATAAAAATTTGAATAATATTGATGTAACGGTTGATTTACCTACTACTGCACTTAACGGTGACACTACAAAATTAGCTTTATATAATACATTAAAAGGATTTAACGATAAATGGATTGCTGGGTCTGATTTAAAAAACAACACTTTGTTTGAGGACTTTTTGTTTATGGATAGGGCAAATAGTGATTTGGGTAATTCTTTTGTGTTAGATGTTAAAAAGGTAGTTAATGCTTTGAATATCCAATCAAAGCAAGACCAAAGTTTAATGAGTGTAATAAGTACAATTTTAGAAGATAATTATTTTATTTTCATGGCGATGCCGGCTTACATTAATTTTTACGGGATACAAAAGGCTGTAAAAAATGGTCAACCATTAAAAGATGTTGAAATAGGTAATTCATTATTCGGAACATACTTAGAGGTTGACTATACAGACTCAAGTCCAAAATTTCTGTGTTTATATGTTGGAAACCCTTCAGAATATCCTAAACCAAAAGAGAACACATTCAATCGTTTTGGTGATGATAGTTTCGACTTAAGAATGTCGGACAACCCACTTAGAGTTTCTGACCCAAAAACAAACTATTCCTTGAGTAATCGCGTTGTTGGATTTGCGGTTGATTTTGGTATAAGAAATCAAAACATATTCAAAAGTCTGAGTTTAGACATGTCAGAAATGAAAAATACATCAGAATCATTCAAAGTTTATGCTGACATGGGTAGTTCTGTTGCTGGAGATAAAGTTGCTCAACAGTCAGCATCACTTTATAGTATATACAAATCCAGGTCATACAGTTGTGGTGTAAGTAGTATGGGAAATGCCATGATACAACCTACGATGTATTTTGTATTAAGACACGTCCCTATGTTTTATGGACCATATTGGATAACTGAAGTAAGTCATAATATTAATACTGGTGGGTTTAATACAGAATTTAAAGGTACTCGTATACCAAAATATGCATTACCAAAAGTGGATAATTTATTGGCGTCTGTAAATCAAATAGTAATAACTAAGATTAAAGAGTTGGCCACCAAGGATAAAGAAAAACCGACTACCGAAAATGAACCTGTAACACAAAATCCAACACCTGTTATTTTGGCAAGTCCTGAAAATAACTGTGAAACTATTACAAAATACCCTACAGTACCGTTTGAAACGTTGGTACAAAGTACATTTACAGATACAGATATAATACCAGTAATAAAACAAGAAACAAGTGATACATCTTTACGAGCAATAATTTATGGTATAACTAAAGGAATTTTCCGTGGAACCACATTAAATAATGGTATTACTAATTGTATTAATAATAACCCATTCGGAATCAGCACAAAAATAAATTATAAAGGTAATTTACCTACTTTTATTTTGAAACAGTCTTGTGTAAATGTAGAAAATACACCAACACCATTAGTGAAATTTAATAACCTAACAGAATCTGTTAAGTTCATGGTTTCATATATGACACAAGTCATAAATTTAGTACCACAGTTAAAAACTTTGAATCCTGATACTAATGAAAACAAACAATACGGAAAAGCATTGTTCCAACTTACGTACACTTCATGGGTGACACAAAAAGCTTTTGGTGACGATACTACAACACCAATCCAACCACCATTAAATGCCCAACAAATAAAAGATACCACAATACAAGATTATACAAATGAAAATCTTTTAGATAATTATAACTCTTGGGTTGATGTATTTACTGAAAGTTATAAGTATTTTAAACAAAACCCATAGATAGATATATTTATATAATAAAAATGTTATGAGTATGAAAGCATTATTAGATGATTATTTAAAAAAAGATACAAGAGTTACCCAAAGAGATGCTGGTAATGGTTATCAAGAAGTTTGTGACTTAGATACTGGTGATTGTTATACAATCAGAATGAAAGATGGTCTAATCGAAAGAGTGGATAATACTATGAGAACAAACAGAACATTAAAGGTTGAAACTCCACAAGGTGTTAAAACATTATTAAACGGATAAATGTATAGTAAAATGAACGTAGAAAAAAAAATATTGGAAGAATTAAAAAGATTCAACCAAATTAATTCATATATCTTAAAAGAGCAACCTGAAGCACCTACAGAACCTGAAGGTGGTGTGCCACCGGCACCAGAAGCGCCTGTTGAAGGTGATGTACCACCGGCACCTGATGCTGCAGCACCAGCTCCTGAAGCACCGGCAGCAGATGCTGAAGCTGCTCCAACTGAAGTTCCTGAACCGGTAGATGTGGAAAACGACCCGGATGTAGAAGAGGTTGATGCTGAAAAACCTGAGGATGAGGAAACTGAAGAAATTGATATCACTGACCTTGTAACATCACAACAAGAAATTCAGGCAAAACAAGATGAGTTTATGAATGATATGTTTTCAAAAATTGATGATTTGGCATCAAAATTAGAAAACATGGACCAAATTATGAGTAAGATAAATGACTTGGAAACTAAATTTGATAAGTATAGAGAAAAAACACCTGAAGAGAAACTAATGTTACGTTCTTTAGATTCTTATCCTTACAATCAAAAACTGACAGATTTCTTTCAAGATAAAGAAGAAGAGATGGAGAAAACAGGAAAAAATGAATATGTATTAACATCAGATGAGGTTGAGAACTTTTCTCCAAACGAGGTAAAAAAAACATTTAATATTTACGACAACGAATAATAAAAATAATTGAATTTCGTACTAGTATTTATACTATAAATTAAGGGGTGTTTACCCCTTTTTTTATTTGACAAACTTAAATATTCACCTATATTTGTTGTAGATAAAAGAGTAATAATTAAAAATTTATTTATGGCAAATTCAGTATTAGATTCAGTACTTGCGCAGTACGAAAAGAACTCAACAACTACGGGTTCACAAA